CTCATCGCAGAAGCAGCAGAACAGATCACCAAAATCGCTGACGACCTGTCCACCCTGCCGAAACCCGAATCCGATGTTGAACGCAAACTCAAGCGACTCCGCGAAGGCGACGTAGGCACCAGCTCCACCGACCCCAACCCGCAACCCCACCCCCGGGCCGTCGGAATGCGCGACAACGGAAACGAAGCACTCCTCCCCAGCGAAGACGCCGAAACCGGAGCCGGATACGCCGACGACGACGTTCTTGTCGAATACTCGCCCGTCACCATCGTCGGCGCCGACACAGACGACCCCGCAAACGGCATCCCCACCGAAGGATTCGTCGAAGAGGAACTCAACGAATACCTCATCGACTCAGCCGAAGAGCTACCCGAAATCGCCGCACGCGCCGACGACACCGACGGCCACAAGCCGCCAGCAGGGGTTCGCGCCGAAGCGAAACGCGCCCTCGAATGGATCAAAGAAGGCCACGCCGGAACAGGATTCACCGACGTCGGACGTGGCCGCGCCTCCGACCTCGCCGCCGGGCGCAGCGTCTCACGCGAAACCATCGGACGGATCGCCAACTACCTAGCCCGCCACGAAGGCGACAAAAAAGGCAAAGGCTGGTCACCCGGCGACGAGGGCTACCCCTCACCTGGCCGCGTCGCATGGGCAGCCTGGGGCGGCGACCCCGCAAAGCCCTGGACAGCAGGAATTCTGAAATCCGACTCCGGTGAAGAAAAGTCGGACAGCGACGAATTCTCCGTTGCCCGCGCACTTAGGGAACTACACGAAGACGCCGGCGTGCCAGTAATCGAATCGGTTTCCGCCGGCCTCGAATACTTGCAGTCAATTAAACGCGGAAAATAAATCGGCGTTTCACACCCGTAATGTGCTATGCACATTAAATGTTTATAGCTATCATCATGTTAAGTCGCTGACGCTGTAACACACAACACAGCGACGTTTCTGCGGTGGCACGCCGCGAAAAACCGCACGTCCCACACTGAAGCCGAAAGGCAGAAAGCAGAACCCAAATGTCAGACACCAACATCCCGGGCAGCAGCTCGATGGATGAATTCCTCAAGAAGCTGATCCAGAAGCGGGCACAACTCGCCGAGAAGCGCGAAAACCTTCAGTCGAAGGCCGAGTCCGTCCTCATGGTCGCACGCGAGCAAGGCCGCGACAACCTCGAAACCGAGGAAGACGCCGAGCTCCAGAAGTACATGTCCGAAATGCGCGGCCTGGGCAAAGACATCGAAGCCCTCGACGAGCGCGTCGTAGAGGTCGGCGAGGAAGTTCGCCGCTCCGGAGCCATCAACGCCAACCTCGCGAAGATCCGCTCCACCGAGCAGTCCGTCCTCACCGTCAAGGAGCAGGCCACCTACGTCAAGGGTGACCCGCGCCGCAGCTACATGCAAGACCTCATCCGCATGAGCATGAACATGGACACCACCGGCGAGTCCCGCGACCGCCTGATGCGTCACGCACAGGACGTCCAGACCCTGCCCGAGTACGCCGAGTACCGCACCCAGGACGGTCTGTCCCGTGTGGATGGCAACGGCGGATACGCCGTTCCGCCGGCCTGGCTGATGCAGCAGTACGTCGAGCTGGCCCGTCCCGGCCGCGCTTTCGCGAACCTCGTTCAGCGTCAGCCCCTGCCTGGCGGCACCGACTCGATCAACATCCCGAAGCTGAAGACCGGCACCGAGGTGGATGTTCAGGTCACCGACAATGGTGAGGTCAAGAACGTCGATCTGACCGACGACTTCATCAACGCTCCCGTTCGCACCATCGCGGGCGCGCAGGGCATCGCCATCCAGCTGATCGACCAGAGCCCCATCGCGTTCGACGATGTCGTGTTCCGGGATCTGACCGCGGCACATGCGGCCAAGACCGATCAGCAGGTCATCAGTGGTTCGGGCACTGCCGGCCAGATCCTGGGTGTCACTGGCACCGCGGGTATCGGCACCATCACCCCCGCCACGGTCGATGTGAAGGGTGTGTACTCGGCTATCGCCAACGCCATCCAGACGGTTCACACCACTCGTTTCCTCCCGCCGGAGGTTGTGGTGATGCACCCGCGTCGTTGGGGCTGGCTGCTGTCGCTGCTGGATCAGCAGGATCGTCCGCTCTTCCTCCCCTCGGCCAACAACGGGGTCAACTTGGGCGGCGTGCTGTCCGAGGTTGCTTCGCAGCAGGTTGTCGGAAACATGCACGGCCTGCCGGTCGTGACCGATCCGAACATCCCGGCCGGCACGGAGGACAGCATCTTCGTCCTGCGGGCCTCTGACCTGGTTCTTTGGGAATCGGGCATAAGGGCGAGGGTCTTGCCAGAAACCCAGGCGGACACTCTGACGGTGCTCCTCCAGATCTACAGCTATCTTGCTTTCACCGCTGCGCGTTACCCGCAGTCGGTGGTGGAGATCACCGGCCTCACGGCTCCGGTGTTCTGACCAGCAGGTATCTAGCCGCAAGGCGGATCGAACGAAAAATCCCCCCAGTGATCCTGGGGGGATTTTTCGTTTCCAGCAAACATCTTGGTATGTGTGTGGCGCACACTATATTATCGTGACGTGGATCAGGGCATGAAGCGTTGCTCCCCCGGCGCAGTTGCGGAGAGTGCATTCGTGGCCTGCTGTGTCCGGATTGTAATCGCGCTATCGGGATGCTGAACGATTCCACCGATCGGCTGCGTCAGGCGATTAAGTATCTGGAGAATCCTCCTGCCCAATCTGCTTAACTGTGTCTTGAACACTATTAGTGTTTTGACCGGGGTAGCATGTTTGTATGGGTATTCATGAGGGCCCCGCGCCTTACGGTTCTTTGTTTGTTCGTGATGCTGCTGCTGCTCGGGCTCAGGCGTTGGCTGAGAAGGTGGAGCTGATTTCTTCTCAGGGTGGTGAGGTTCCGGCTGGGTTGGCGGCGTTGGCTGCTGAGGCTGGGCCGGCTGGTGATGTGGTGGTTGTGGTTGAGGCTGATCCGGTGACTTTGGATGCGTGGCGTTTGTGTGGCGATGAGCCTGTGGTTGCTGCGGTTCCTGTGGTTGTGGAGCCGGTCGCCGAGGTTGTTGAGGTTGTTGAGGAGCTTGCCGTCGAGGAGCCTGTGGTTGAGGTTGTCGAGGAGGCTGCCGTTGAGGTTGAGGCCCCGGCGAGCCCGTTCGGTGCGTTCTCGCCGGCTGAGGGTTTTGCTGCTCCGAAGAAGCGCGCCGCGAAGAAGCCTAGCGCCTAACTGTTAGGGAAGGCGGCGGCTGTGGAGCCTCTACTATCCGTCGATGATCCGGATTACGCGGATTTCCAGGCGGGCGACGAAGATTTTTTGTTGCGTGCTGCTGGTGAGATGATTCGTCGGCATTGTGGTTGGCATATTTGGCCGTCGTTGACGGTGACGGTGCCGAATTTGCGGGTGGGTTCGGCGGGGATCATTATGTTGCCGTCGTTGAATGTGACTGATGTGGCTGAGGTTGTGGTGGGTGCTTCGCCGCCGGTTCCGCCGTTGCGTGGGTCTGCCCGTGATTTGGCGGATTTGGTTTTGGATGTTGATGATGTTGTGACGGTTGATGTTGATGATGGTGTGGTTCGTGGCCGTCCGTTGAATCCGAATGAGTATGTGTGGTTCCGTGAGGGTTGGGTGCGGGTTCCTACTACGTCGTCGTGGTATTACGGGGCTGGCGGGTATGGGTTTATTCCTGGCGGGTTTTTGCCGTCGGTGATTGATCCGTTGGCGTCGGTGACGTTTACGCATGGCTATGAGGTTGTGCCGTTGGAGGTTAAGCAGGTTGCGTTTGAGTTGGCGTCTGCTTCTGCGGAGTTGCCTTCGGGGAATGTGAAGGATATTGAGACTCCTGGGTTTAGGTTGTCGTTGACTCAGGCGCCGGGGATGACTTTGAATGAGGGGCAGTGTAATCGTTTGTCGGCGTTTCGGTTGGGGTCGGCTCGGTGAGGCGGCGGTTGATCCCTGCGCCGTGGCCTGTGTTGCATACTTCGCGGGCGGTTTCTGATCAGTTCCGCGATGAGCATGGTAATGATATTACGGTTGCGGCTGATCCTGTTGTGCGCTATGTGATTTCGTATTTTCAGTACGAGTATAAGGGGCCGTTGTCGTCGAATAGGGTGTATACGGTTGAGTATTTGAATGAGACTGTGACGTCTTTGCATATGGTGATTCCAGCTGAGGATTTGAGTTTTTATCGCAGTGGCGATCAGGTTGTGATTAAGGGGTCTTTGGGGGCTGGTGGCGCTTATTCGGGTGGTGAGGCGTTCTTGGTTGATGGTGAGGTGGCTTCGGATTTGCAGGGGCCGTGGCCGCATTTGTACCGCCATTTTGGTGGTTTGGTGAAGATTAAACGTATTGGTGCGAGTACCAC